AGGGATAGTCAATTCCAATTCTTTGAATTTTGGTAGTGTTGCCGAAGACAATACCATATTTGGGATCAAATTTTCTGTCCAGTTCTTCTTTATTATTTCATGAAACTCATGTTGATTATAATCCATTGTGATTGTGGGTTCATCCCAGTAAACAATTAATTTATCATCGCTGTTGAATGATTTCATATAGTACATTGCTGACAAATAGGATTTTATATCGCAAATCATAATTTCAACATCATCCCCAACACTATTATCTACTTTACCAACACCACCTGATTTTCTATTTTTAGTGAATTCTTTTGCTGCTGAATAATGCAAACGAATATCAGTCGCACTATCACAACCAAACGCAAACGCAACTTTTTTATGAACCGATATAGCAGCTCTTGCTAATGCTATCCCAACATGTCTTGCGGCACAAACAAATATTATTCTGTGACTCTCAGACAAACCAATAGGAGTTAACGTTTTACCAGTTCCTGTAGGGGCCATGTATAATACTAGTTTGGGATTCTTATCTTTACAAACAGTATAAATTTCTTTTTGATGATCATATAAAATCATATCTGTATATTTTAGTAAATTTTCATTTCTTTCAATAAACTCAACAGCGTTATCAATAATAACAGACATATTGATGTCATCTTTAAATTTATCGAGTATCTTGTTACATAAGTCAAACACATGTCTATTCAACCCTTTAATGGAATTTCTAATTAATTTATAGACTGTGTAATAGTGAAACATAAACAATTTATCGTTTTTTTCTGGGTTTATTTTATATTCGACCATTTTTTCAACATTATTCAGTAATGTGTTTTCGTAAATATCCTGTTTTTTTAAAATAGTGTCATCATTTCTATCCAAACGTATTTTATCAGCACCCTTGATTTGTATATTACTGTCTACTTGAATACACTTGTAATCGTTATATAAACGTTTTACGCCATTCTCGATCTTATCAACACGTGATTGGAAATATTTTGTATATAGATAATCCTCCATTTTTTGACTATACTCTATCTTTAAAAATGTAAAGATAGAATTGTTGTTATTAATTTTTATGTTTACATCATGATAACCTTTGATTATGAGATTTAAAACCTCAATTTCTGGTTGAGAAACAGGTACCTCAATTGATTCCCATTCCGCCTTATTAAGCTTTCGTTGTTTAAGATCCATTTATTGTATTTAATTGTTGTTTTACTTTTATATTGATTTTCATTTTCAATTTTTTTTTAAATTTTTAAAAAATATACATAATGTATATATCAATGAATGTTCAAAAACAAATCAATGATAATACCATAATTTTTACAATTGGTAGAATGAACCCTCCAACAACAGGTCATATGAAATTAATAAAGGATATGATGAATTATGCCGTTATTAATAATATTCCGGTAGTGTATATTATTTTATCGAGTTCAACTAAACCTGAAAAGGGAAAAACAAATCCGTTAGAATGTGAAGAAAAGCGTTTTATATTATACGGTGGTATGATTGATAAGATCAAACAGTATTTGAAAAATGAGATACCTGAACAAAACCATCAAAAAATAGATGGTTTATGGGTTGAGGTAATATGTATGAATGATCCGACCGATCCAATATACGGAGATAACCCTATTATTAAATCTATAAAGTATATAATCAGTTTATATCCAAATAAAACCGTGAATTGTAGATTGTATATTGGGAGCGACGAAGTGAGAAAATTTGATTGGATTAGAAATTATATGCCGGACAATGCCACGATCGAAACATTTGGTGTGCCACGACCACAAGGTGATATGTCGTCGACATACTTAAAAACACTTACATTAGAATCGATTGATGAGTTTAAAAATAATATAATGAATTTAAATTTACCAGGTATGACACCAGAAATGGCATTAGAAATATATCAAACGAGAGAAGATGAATTTATAGGACATATGCTTGGTATTGGAATACATGCAGATGAGGCAAGAAATTTGTATTACGATATTAGAGAGCGACTCAAAGAACAATATGGAGGTGTTACTCAACGCAAAACTAAGAAAATAAAAAAATACAAACCCAAAAAATCAGTTAAAAATATAAAAAAATGAAACTAAAATGTAAGGCGTACATGTATTCAAAAAAACATAATTTATTCATATAATATGTCAAAATCACCCATTGTAATTAAGCGCTTGTACGAATTGTGTGTAATGACTGGAATTCGTGAAATGAACATTGTCATTGAAATTGCGATTGCAGACAGTAGAAACATACATGGGAATGACTCTGAAGAACACTGGGGTTTTCGTAGCAATGATGGTAGTGTCCAGCTACAAGCTATCAATTGCGTCGTATGTGGAAATTATAAGCGCAATGGAAATCAGTTGGCCGATAAGATTCGGTGTGAATGTTGTTTCGATCCAAATAATAAAGGAGATACTAAAAATTATAACAAGGAATTAATAACAAAAATGAAAGTTTACGAAGGAATGGATGCGTTTATTGATATAGTGAATCCAGATGGATATAAAGATCTCTTGTGTGAGGATGTTGTAGGAGAGATCTTCACGTATTTATTGTAAAAAAAAACAAAAAACAAAAAACAAAAAAAGATATTGGTAATATCTTTTTTTACACCATTTAAGATTATAACAAAGAACTTCGTTTACGAGAAGTTATACGTTTCAATTATTCGAATGCGTATAATCAAACAATTCTTTCTTGTAACAAAATTCATAACACGCATTACGTGCACGCATCTGTCCGTAAAGGTTATACATTGTTCTTCCATTTTCTATAGCAATTGGTGGATATATTAATGAATGTTTTCCTTCCTTTGTAATTGTCCAATCAGGATTAAATGGTGTCATATTAGGTGTTAACAATGTTTTCATAGCATAGTCCGTATAATATTTGTCTAATAAAAAATGTCCTTGTTTCCTAGATAACAAATACATTTGGGCTCCCCAAACAGATTCCATTCCAATATAATCTAATACTTTGAACGGGAAATCTTTTTTAGATACATAAATCTCTGGAAAATTTATATATTCATCTATTTTATTCTCACACAAATAACCCATTAATATTATATCTAGACCATTTTCATTTGCTATTTCAACTAACTTTGGTACTTGTTTCATGAAATCATTACGAATTAATAGATCATCCTCACAAAAAATAGCATATTCTTTATTAGAATTATTTATAAAATTATTTATCATTTCTAAGTGACCATAGCACATTGACCAGGTACGTTTCTTATTATCGTCTATATAAGATGGAATTCTAGCATCGTTTATTTTTACACCGTCTGACCAAATTACATTTATTCCATTGAAATTATTAAAAATAGTTTTCATTTCATGTCTTCGTTCGATATTTGCATAATTCAAACAATATATATCAGGTAACTCGTTTTTATCTAATGACATTTATGTGTAAAATAATATCAAATGTTTAATATTAAATAATAATAATAATAATAATAATAATATTTTTTAGTACTCTAACAAGCTTATATTAAATCGTTTACTTGGCTTATATTTGATAATATCTAGTTCCTTTTTTGTAGTTGGGAATTCATTAAAACCATATATGTCCTGGAGCATCAGCCATTCAAATAATCCTCCAGTATAAATATATACATGAAAAAACCCTAACGAAATTAATTGATTGTATTTTGCATATACTTTTTCATCATTACAATTTCGTCCATACACAATGACGTTAACATCTTTTCTCCCTGTTTTCAATAGTTGATTTAGTAATTCAACCTCATGATCAGCTATGATGGTTGACGGTATTAAGCAATCTTGTTCCCTATCCGTTAAAGTATTAATTAGTACATATCTATCACCTTTGTTGTTTAATATAAATTGAATATCCTCGAAGTTAATTTTATTGGTTGATTGAGAATTTCCCATTATTTATGTGATACGAAAATTTTATATACTTTTACAAAAAAAGTATATAAATAAAATTGAATGCGTTGTTTAATGTAGTTTACAAGTAATAAAAATATAATTTTATCATATAATGTTTATCCATAAACTAATAATCGAACCGTTACTATGTGGTGTAGCTGTTATGTTTTTGAATTATGGAAATTTTCATGATAATAGAATGGAAATTGATGAAGCGTTAAGGGAGGTTCAAAATAACATTGATATTAGTTATGAGCTAATTCAGCTTAAGAGTAAAAAAATTACATGGAATCCAAATAAAGAGGTTATATCTGTAACAGAAATAGATAAATACCTATTTAGTTCTAATTTTACACAACCAAAAATGAACATTGTTCCAATCCTACGAAAAAGTATTTAGACCATTGAAAATATAATGGTTTGATAAACATTATATTTCTAAATTGTTCTCGACATCAGCTGTAATATGACGAATGTTTGACAAATATCCAATAGTGTAAATCGTTTTGGCTAATGAAATTGTACCACTATTTCCACCTCCTCTTTCTTTATGCTCTTTGTAGCGGAAATTGATAACTCTTCTCTCTTTTTTCGTGTCTTAGCATTTTCATTCGTTAGTTCCTTTCTTTTTGAGGTACTGTTACGACTATTCATGTCCTTTTCAATCGTTTCGTAATTTTCTTCGATATAATTAATGACTTTATTTTCGATCGCCCATTTGAAAAAGTTCAATTGGCCAATTGTGGTCTCAATATATGTTCCATCTTTGTAAGGGATGCTGATGCGTTCCCATCTACAAAAAGGGTCAAATCTTTTCTTACTATATGCTTTCAATTTCAATTTGTAGTCGTAATATACTTTGAACCGTTTCGCATCATCGATTGTATAAAGTGTGTAATATTTTTTGGCATAGTTTGTTGCAAACCAGTCAACAATACGTAGCGAAATTTTTGATTCACCTGTTATGATTTTCAACATTTTAGTTAATATTGGTTCGTCTTTATAAAAATCCATTAAATTATTCATCAACAAAGAATTTTGCGTTGTATAAGAAGTACTCATTAAGTAAATTTTGAAGAAATTTTTTAAGTCTTTTAATAATTATAATATATTTATCTACGATTATATTACAATGAAAGATTTTATGAATACTTACTTCGGACCTTTGGACAAAGATGCTTGTTTATATTTTTACATTTTATCGGTGTTCTCTGGGTTTTCATTTATTATTGTTTTGATTTTAACAGTCATGTATGTGATTATGAATTTCCAAAAGGTGAATCGATTCTATTTGTCCAATGCTATAATGGCATCTGCTAATTTATTTTTAGGATATTTCGTAAATAGATTACTACACACAATCTGTATTAGAAGTTTGGTTTAGTTATCATCACTCTTGATACGGTCTTGTGAAGTGTTTATCGGTTTCAAGAATTTATCACTCGTTGATATATCTTCAACGTAATTGTTCTGGCCCATGAAAGGATTGTTTCCAATTTGTTGAATGAGCCCTCTATCCGCTATTTTAAAATCAAGATCTTCTCTCTTATTTAGAGCATTGTCTTGGTTCAATATATCCCACGTGTTTTCATCGTGATGTAAAGATGAAGAATATGCAGACAATTCTATGTCCTTACTGAAAGTGTCTTTATTTGCGTTATTATTTTCATTCTTAAAAATTCTTCTTGATCTCTCATATGGTTCACCCTTTGTCCACTTCCATTCCATTTAATAGTATTTGCGTATATAAAAAAATACTATTAACAACTTATAATTGTTTGATAATACTCAATTGTTTCGTGAATAAGAACTTGTCGTCACTTGTTCGTCTTCTTTTAAGATTACAGGTTAGACATGCTAAATGAAAATTATCTATATTATGACCAACGTCATTATCTACTCTATCAACAGACCATTGATTACCATCTCTTATTTTATCGTAAAGGACATACATTTCACCTTTACAATAACGACATTTTAATTCAGTTTCTCTCATTTTCTTAATAATAGATTCAAATGTTATAAACTTATCTTCATCGCATATTTTTTTTTTCATATCTTGTTGTTTATATCCTGATATTTTTTTGTTTATTTCTCGAATAACAAGTTCTGTTGTTGAATCTTGGTTGTTGTTTATAATATTATCAATTACTTCAAGTTGATTTAAGTCATCTGGTAAATTCCATTTGTCGCTTTCGACACGTTTTTTTATGGTTACGTGCTCTTTTAATACTTTCTTAATCATATATCGATTATTTGTGCCAACTATATTAATTTGTTTATTGTCTTCCATAAGTTCCACAAATAAAATAATATGTTTGAACCTACTTAGACATTCAACAATACATTAATGTTTAACAAAAACGAGTTAAACTTATCCTTCTATATTAAGATATCATGGAAGAGAAAGACAATAAAGATGAATGTGTTGAACTCAAAAATATTAAATATAAAACGATGTTATTGAATGGCAATCCTAGTCACGAAACAAAATCATCAAACGACCTTCTTAATTTAGATAAGTTCCTAGATGATGAAAAGATCAATAATAAAAACGAACCGTGGTGTAAACTGAATAAAACCATCAAAACAAAAAAGCTATTAGAGTTTGTTGAATTTTATAAAAAGGAAAAGGAATTGGATGCAGAGGAAGAATCTTTGTTAATCAAATTTTTCAAGGACAGCCTTGAGAGAAAAAAACTACAGAGGGTTAAGGATGTTGTGTATGATAAAACTAACGGAATTATAAAAGACATTCCAGCATTAACATATACGAAAACAAATAAACATTTTTCACTTAAAAATATGGACAAAAGGGTTTCGACACTAAAATCGCTTAAAACACATGGGACGACAATAAAAAACAAAATCAAACAACCTATTGTTATAGATAAAGAAGAATAACATAAAAACTATTTATGTAATTATATACTAATGGAATTAATAGACATAACAGATACATTAGTATTTGACGACGAACCATCTATTTTTGATGAGGAGACTGCATTAGATCTAATAGAATCAGCATTACATCTAATGGAAGACTATTTAAACGAGAATCCAACGGCTGTTTCGGAGCCGGATTTTCACGAAACTATGTTGGAAGAAATACAGGATATATTTGCTCTTCAATTTGAAGATCATACTAATAATGATTTTAGTGATTATATGGAAGATGATTTAAATGAACTTTTAGAAGAAGCCTTTGATATTTTCATTAATACATACAATATCGAGCGAACTCCTGAATCTGCATCAATAACAGACGATGATGAAATAGTAGAAAGAATAGATTATTTAAGGTCAAAACCGCAACCAGACCAAAGGACCAAGGAATGGTATGAATTTAGACACAACTTAATTACAGCCAGCAACGCATACAAGGCATTTGAAAGTCAAGCAATGGTTAATCAATTAATATATGAAAAATGTCAACCTATAAAGTCGGGCAATGATGACAAACTAAGCATGGTTAATGTGAACACAACATTTCACTGGGGGCAAAAATACGAACCACTTTCGGTCATGATATATGAAGATATGTACAACACGAAAGTTGAAGATTTTGGATGTATTCAACATGATACGCATAATTTTTTAGGTGCATCACCAGATGGTATTAATGTAGATAAAACAAGCGACAGATATGGTAGAATGCTTGAAATAAAAAATATAGTAAATCGTGAAATTACCGGTATACCAAAAAAAGAATATTGGATTCAAACACAGTTACAAATGGAGGTTTGTGACCTAAACGAATGTGACTTTTTGGAAACAAAGTTTACTGAATATGAAACTGCTAATGATTTTTTCAATGACGAAACTGATAAAAAGAAAGGGATCATTTTGTATTTTAATACTAAAGAAGGCAAACCCTTTTATATATACAAACCACTTGATATTCTAACGGTTGATGAAATAACGGAATGGGAACAAGAAACTATTGACAAACATCAAGCAAATAATATGATGTGGATAAAGAACCTATACTGGAAACTGGAAATAATGAGTTGTGTTCTTATTTTGAGGAATAGAAAATGGTTTGAAGACAATATTGAGCAACTTGGAAAGGTATGGAAAATAATTGAAGAGGAGCGCATAACTGGTTATCAGCATAGGGCACCAAATAAGAGAATTAAAAAGGAAATACACACCCAAGTTACAGAAGGGTGTTTATTAGATTTAACGAAATTTACACCTTTGAAGAATTAGACCATTGAAATTTTGTATTTATTCAATATAAGATATTGGGAACGTCAGTCCTAAACGGTAATAGATTTTGATCAGTTGTGAAATACCCAACACGAGTTCCACATTCAGGGTTTACGGGAGGTAACTGTGTTACATAATTTGATTTATTTTGACGAGGTTTATAGAATGCATCACAGAAGTCTTCTGGCATACATCTACCGGTATCTGCGTTTCTAGGATAACGTATATTGTTTGTAATTTGGTCATATGACCCAACCTTAAATATTGGGTACTGCCACCATACATTACTGGCTTGATTATCTGAAACACTATTAATTCCTGTTATAGGGAAAATATCTTGAACGAGGACATCGTTTTCGGCCGAAGGGTAAGCACCTCCTAAATTATAATTTGAATAATTTTCTATCATTTTGAATGATTTGAACATGTTAAAAAACAAAGGTGTTCCAATTATAATTATTAAAATTGCAAATACTATTATTATATTATTCATATACACTATTTGGATATTTTAATTTTGAAACGGTCAGTTAACAAAGACAATTTGAAATGACACTCTAAAGAGCGTGTCATTTCAAATCTTAATTGGTATAAAATGTTAAAGGGTTTAAAAAGAAATTATATATCTATATAATATAATGGAAACTAATACTGAGATGCGTGTTACTAAACGTGATGGTATCCTAGAGGAAGTATCATTTGATAAAATATTAAAACGTATAAAAATTTTAGGACAAGAAGCCGGTATTCAAATTAATTATTCATCTTTAGTTATGAAAGTTATTGATCAATTATACGACAAGATTGAAACTAAGAAAATCGACGAACTCGCAGCTGAACAATGTGCATCATTGTCAACTCAACATCATGACTACGGAACACTAGCTTCCAGGATTGTAATTTCGAATCATCAAAAAAATACAAACCCGTCATTCTCATGTGTAATGAATGCTCTATATAATTTCAAGGATATTCATGGAATACACAAGCCATTGGTATCCCAAAAGCTATGGACCTTTGTAGAGAGCAACTCAAAATTATTGGATGATATGATTAATCATGATAGGGATTACCTAATTGATTTCTTTGGATTTAAAACACTAGAGAGAGCATATCTATTCAAGATTGGGGAAACAATTGTAGAGAGAGTTCAACATATGTGGATGCGTGTTTCAGTAGGTATACACGGTGAAGATATTAACGCAATAAAGGAAACATATGATCTTATGTCCCAAAAATATTTTACTCATGCAACACCAACTCTTTTTAATGCTGGCACACCCAGACCACAATTGAGTTCATGTTTTTTAATTGGAATGGAGGACGATAGTCTAGATGGAATTTATAATACTTTGAAGGACTGTGCGTCAATCTCTAAATGGGCTGGAGGTATTGGTCTTCATATTCACGACATAAGAGCAAAAGGAACATACATACAAGGCACAAATGGTGCTTCTAATGGAATTGTCCCGATGTTGCGAGTGTTTAACAACACAGCTCGCTATGTTGATCAAGGAGGTGGAAAGCGTAACGGTTCATTTGCGATTTATTTAGAACCATGGCACCCAGATATCGAAGATTTCCTAGAAATGAAAAAGAATCACGGCGACGAAGAACTCAAGGGGCGTGACTTATTTTATGCTCTTTGGGTATGTGATTTGTTTATGGAGCGTGTAAAGGAAAGTGCTAAATGGTCTCTTTTCTGTCCACACGAATGCCCTGGATTGGCGGACGTTCACAGTGAGAAATTCAAAGAACTATATACCAAATATGAAAACGAAAATAAGGCTAGAAAAGTAGTCAACGCACGTGATCTTTGGTTCAAGATTCTAGATGCGCAAATGGAAACAGGTACTCCTTATTTATTATATAAAGATGCTGCAAATATTAAGTCAAATCAACAAAATCTCGGTACCATTAAGAGTTCAAATTTATGCACCGAAATTATCGAATATAGTGACGATAAAGAGACTGCTGTTTGTAATTTGGGATCGATTGGTCTTCCAACGTTTGTAAATGAAGTAACTAAGCAATTTGATTACGACAAGCTACACGAAGTCACAAAGGTTTTAACAAAAAATTTAAATGCTGTTATCGATGTTAATTTTTACCCAACTGAAAAAACAAGGTTGAGTAACATGCGTCACAGGCCAATAGGAATTGGCGTTCAAGGACTCGCAGATACATTTGTATTGATGGATTTGCCTTTCCACAGCGATGAAGCAAAAGAAGTGAATAAATTAATTTTTGAAACGATATATCATGCCGCATTAGAAAAGAGTAATGAACTTGCAATTGATATGAAAAATTATTATAATTGCGATGATACTGAAGAATTCCAATATATCGGCGCATATGAAACCTTTTATGGATCGCCCGCATCCAAGGGTATTCTACAATTTGATATGTGGGGTGTGAAGCCGAGCAATAGATATGTTTGGACATTACTCAAGGAATCAATTCTTGCCCATGGTCTTCGTAATTCTCTGTTAGTTGCTCCAATGCCAACAGCTAGCACATCACAAATTTTAGGATTCAACGAATGTTTTGAACCATTTACAAGTAATTTATATAGTCGACGCACATTAGCAGGAGAGTTTGTAGTTATTAATAAATATTTGATGAAGGAGCTCATAGGTCTTGGGCTTTGGAACGAACAGATCAAAAATAATATAATTGCAAACAAAGGAAGTATTCAACAACTTACAGTTTTGTCAGAACATATTAGAAACAAATATAAAATTGTTTGGGAGATGCCAATGAAGCATATTATCGATATGTCAGCTGATAGAGGTGCATTTATTTGCCAGAGCCAAAGCTTGAATTTATGGGTTGAAGACCCAACTTATAACACACTCACTTCAATGCATTTCTATTCGTGGAAGAAAGGCTTAAAAACAGGAATTTATTATTTGAGGAGAAAGGCAAAGCATCAAGCGCAACAATTTACGATTGAGCCTGATAAAAAGTCAAATGAACATGATGAAGAGGATGAAATATGCGAAATGTGTTCTGCGTAATTTTTTTTAGATATTTACATTATTTTTTATACGATTATTATATAATGGTTCAATGTCCTATTAATATAACGAAGGAACAGGATTTAGAGGCTGATAAAATATTTAAGGAACTATCTGGGTTCGATCCTAGACCATTAAAAATCAGCGGATGTGAATCTGTAGGAGGTGGTAGAAAACGCAAAAAGAGAGGAGGAACAATAACTAATAAACATAAATTACAATATCTGGTAAAACTTGTTATATATAGTAGTATTACAACTTGTATTGTTTATTTAGGTTTAACAGGACCAATTGAAAGTACAAAGGCCTCATTAGTTGAAGGGTTTACGATGTTAATGAACGGTAGTTGCGGTAGTGCTGGAAATAGATTTTACAAATTGATAGGGTTGCCAAATCCTATATGTGGTGCATACATTAAAATATCTAATTTAGTGTTAAAAGCTTTAACAATGGATATAGAAGCGATAACTCAATTAGAATTGATTGCAGCGAACCTTGGCGTTGGTGGTGTCGGAACGATTTATGGTATTCAAAAATTTTCTAAAAAAATTGATGAAATATCAACCAGAATAACTAATTTTTTGGTAGATGACCCAGAACTACAAGATGTTTCAAATACAATCAATTCAATTGAGACTGGAGAAGACATTCAACTTATTGAAGCAGCGCAAGACCAAGAAGATGAATATTATGAAGCTAAAGAAACTCCATCACAAAATTATTTTACAACAGAGGAAGGATCTTCACAAGAATCCCAAAGTATTGAGGGAGGTCGTAAAACAAGGAAATCCAGGAAAACAAGGAAATCTAGGAAAACAAAGAAATCCAGGAAAACAAAGAAATCAAGAAAAACAAAGAAATCAAGAAAAACCACGATGAAATAGATCTGAAAATAAAAATTATTACTTTGCGCATTTGAAATGTGCAAAGTAATACGTAAATTTATAGTGCCTTTTTTTAAGCTTACTAATGAGCAACTAATTGAGATTGCAACATATTTCCAATATCCTTGTCATATCGTAATTTAATAAAACAACGTAATGTAACAATTACATCATTCATCGAGTTGTGTAATCCTGTTGGTGTTTCATCGAATAACTTCTGATTTAATTCAATCAATTTTGGGGGTTTTAACCTATTGTAACTATTACCATAATTAGACGGCAAGCAACAAAATGCTGTCGATTCTTTCATCGTACAAAATTTTTTCTTAGTCTCGAGCAAGTTTGTATATTTCATTAATTCGACACCATGTCGCATCATTTCAGCACGAACCATATTTAGATCAAAGCTGATATTATGACCTACTATAATATCTGCGTCCTTTACATGATTAAAGAATTCAAATAAGGCTAGTTTGATATCAACGCCGTTTTCGACTGAAATTTCTTTTGTTATTTTATGAAGTTCAATACTACGTTCACTAATAACGACATCTTCATCTACACTAATAATATAATCACCTAACCCAGTTATTTTATCTTGATCTGTATCTAAAACAATCCAGCTCAATTGAACAACGTGAGGCCATTTATTTAAGTTTTCGGTAGTAACAATCTTATCTCTTGTTTCCGGAAGTCCAGTTGTTTCAGTGTCGAAGGTTATAACACGCATCTCTTTATTTTATATTTTACTATTTTTAATAGTTTTTAGTTTTGATTCAATTTTTTATGTATAATTTTTACAAATACCAAAACTTCTACGATGCCATATGGTAATTCCATGCTCCTTTATTCCATCAATATGTTTCTTTGCTCCATATCCTTTATTACTGTCTATACAGTATTTATCAACTAGTTCTGGATTATTAACGCATAATTCTTCTATGTACGTGTCACGTGCTACTTTAGCCAAAACAGATGCGGCAGCAATCGATGTATATTTGTTATCTCCACCTTCAATACAAATATACGGAATTGTCTCCAGTTTTTGATTTTTCTTATTCAACAATGTAATTGGATTGAAGTAATTACCATCTATCAACAAATGAAGTTTGTAATCATTATTATCAACCTCTTTCATTTGTTGAGTAAGTTGTTTTCTAACGTTTAATATTGATGTATGCATCGATTTTTGAGTTGCCTGTAAAATATTTATATCATCTATAGTTTTTTCATCTTCGTAACTAACATACCAAGCTACTGCGTTTGATTTGATATATTCTGCCACTTCATTGATTTTACTCTTTGAATTGAATTTTTTACTATCCTTCACTTTGTAATGGTCAAAACTATCGTCTTTAGGTAAAATTACACCTGCCGTATATACTCTTCCAAATAATGGTCCTCGTCCTGCCTCGTCTACACCGATCTCGTATACGTTAGTATCTTCTTTAAAATATTTTTTCAGTGGTTCTGGTTTAACCCTTACTCTCTTTGGTTTTTTTATAGTTTCAACTATTACCTCTTCATCTTCTATTGTGTCATCGTCGTCAATAATTGTAGCACTTTCGTATTCAGTTTTCATCTTATTAGTCATTAGTAGTTATAATTATTTACATATTTTTCAATTCATTTTTTTATAAAACTTTTTTCACTATATAAATTATACGATGAATAGCGCATTACTCCTTTTCTTGATTTTATTATTGGGTTTAGTTCTTTGTTCCTTTTTAGGAGGCAACTGTAACAGAGAAGGGATGGAAGTTGATGACAAAACTCAAACTGGTGTCAGTGGCGCCGGAACAGGTATTTTTCCAAATACATTGTCAACCGCTTTTGATAATTACAACCACTTCAACGGTTCGTCATCTCCTACAACAAATGGTATTATTTATTATGGTCAAAATGGTGGCATAGCAAAAATTATAACAAACGCAGACGGAACACAAAGCTTACAAGTTACGTTATCTAGTGATTCTTCGCCGGTTTTATTTAATACTCAATCATCATCTTCTAATACAAGTCCTACAGCGATTACCACACCATCCACAAGTACTCCATCAACAAGTACTCCATCAACAAGTACTCCATCAACAAGTATGTCATCCACAAGTACTCCATCAACAAGTATGTCATCCATAAGTTCTTTATTGTCACCATTTTTCAATCAAAATACTTTTTATGGTCCAAATGGAAGTACTGCATCTATTGTTAATACTCAACAAGGACAGACAATTCAAGTCAATACCGGCAACGGAACAATGACGTTTACCCAAACAATGCCTTCAACAATTGCTTCTACAAATCCGTCTAATATCACGTCTACTCAGTATTATGGAAGTACAGGAACACCATTAGATAGTGCTAGTTATACATTGGGGTACAATCAGCCAGTTACCAACTACAACGGGGGTGCGATAACAGGACCTGGTGGTAATTCCGCATTCTATGCTCAAGGCCCTAGAGGAAACACTGTTGTGGGAACATCAACTGTTGACAATTCGAATCCTTATTCAGGTTCTTTGCCCGCTGGGATACCCATGAGTCAAATCCCTTCCGGAGAAGAAGATCTATATATTTTGAAATCCCAAGTAGTACCACCTGTTTGCCCCGCTTGCCCTGTATCATCGGCTTGTCCTAGAGATAAGCCATGCCCGCCATGCGCTCCTTGTGCTCGTTGCCCAGAGCCTTCAATGACTTGTAAGGCTGTTCCAAACTATGATGTTATTGGAAACACAGGTTATAACGGTGGAATTTCTGGTTATAATCCAATGAACAATCAATATATTCCTGTCCCAGTATTAAACGATTTTTCATCATTTTAAACCGACGAAGATTTCAAATGGGACGATTTCATCGTCCGTTTGGAAACTTCATCGGTCATAACCTTGAGAATCAAAATGGAAGGCGTTCCATTTTAATTCTTCAATGGTTTAATTATTCAAATATGTAATCTTCAACTTGATGATTTATAACATCAAGTTGGATGCTTTATTCTCTCGTTTTGATACACTGTTTATCAATTTGTATTGAAGGACCCTTTACACTTTGAGGCACAATACTAATAACGCATTTTGATTTTTTACCATATAATGGTTCTGTGCAACCCTTTTCTTTTTTCTTTCTAGTACCAAACTTTTTAAATTTAAAAAGTTTCGGTTTTTCATCTGTGCATCTGGAACGGAAATGTTCGTATCTTTCTCTTACTTCACAATAAGTTAGGTTGGATTTCTTGTCCAACATTTTATTGACTAACTCGTGGAGCTCATATATATATCTTGAAAACGATTCTCGATCCTTCATATGACTTACCTTCAAAGGTAACTGTTTAAAATTAGTTTTCAAATTCATCCTACAATATTTACAAGGCAAAACATAACGCAAGTTCAAGACAAATTCACGATAATGTTTTTTATCTTCTGGGGTTGGTTTAACGGGATAATTAAAGCTCATTGTGTGAAGATAATGCCACATAGCTGGTCCCCACACACTAGAAATCATTCCATCATTAGCATTATAATCTTGTATTGAAAAAACACGTTGTTTCTTTGTTTTATTATTACTTTTTCTGTTTTTTCGTGTTTTTAACATATACTATAAAGAGAAAATATACTTTATCAATAATAAAATATATTTTCAATTTATGGAGACACAAATCGATTTATCAATATTCACAAATATAACGAAACAAATATGTGTATCTACTTTTGTATCATTGTTTCTTATTATCCTTTTCGTAATTAGTCCATTAAGCAACCTTATCAAAACAACCGTGTTTATGAAATTGGTTGTTCTAATGTTACTAGCGTATACTATACAACTGAATATACGTCAAACAGATATATTACGCATTGCTGGATCAAGTGAGAAATACAAGCATGTTAAATCTAATATCGATGTAAACATAATGTGTAGTTATATATTTACATTGTTTTTAGGAGTGTTGGCTATTTTTGTGATCAAGAGTTTTTTCTAATTTAGTAAATTTTTGTTTAATTTCCATGATTTTTTGATAATACAAAATATCATCCTTGAAATCGTATTTGTTTATTTCAATTAGTTCACCTGTTATAGTCCTAAAAATCATTATTATAATATAGATAGATATCTCTATATTCGTTAAAACATAGTCATTATTTCTTCTTGGATATATATAGATGAGCAATAGATTCGTTAATTTCAACAAAGTTGGTTTATCAGGTGGTGAGCAAACTGGCATTTTATCAAAACTAAAATCGTTTAAAATGACTTCAAATATGATGATTATTTTAGTTGTTTCACTCTTGTTTATATCTATATCTGTTTTTTATTACTATAACTATATAGCTCCTAAATTTAAGCCCAGTTACAAGGCCAACAGAGAGCCGGTTGATGGTTCGCAAAATCAAGGAAAGCAAGCAGAACTATTGTTGTTTTATGTAGATTGGTGTCCTCATTGTAAGACAGCCAAACCGGTTTGGGAAGAATTAAAATCACAGTATCAAAATAAAACCATAAATGGGTACACTGTTATTTTCACCGAAGTAAACTGTACAAACGAAACAGCTGAAGTAGAGCAAATGATGGACAAGTATAAAATTGAGGGTTACCCGACAATAAAATTATTGAAGGATGGGCAAATAATTGAATATGATGCAAAACCGTCTAAGGCGACTCTCGACCAGTTCTTAAATACTGTTTTGTAAAAACACCTTGGCTTGATCAACCCCATTTTGAAGTAAAAGTTTCCGTGTATCGATTGAACTCATTGCGGTTCTAAATACATCAATGCTTAAAAACGATATATTGCAAACAAGTTCATTTTTAATTTTTGGTTGTGTATGATCTATGCTCAGACTATGAATTACCTTGAACAGAAAACACATTATAAAATCCAATAAAGTCGATTCCGAATTAACATGATTTGTATTATCATCATATTGATTCTTGAACGCCATTGTTTCTTCTTCTTTTTTACCAGAGTCCAAGCAGTATTTCAATGGATAGTTACACATTATTCCTCCGTCTATGTAACACTTACCATCAAAACATACAGGGGTTACTAATATTGGTATACCACACGTCATTTGTAGAGCAGTCAATAATTTTAAATCTGGATTTGTTAAATAAGAAATGTCTTCTAACTTAAAGTTGTTTATTTCAAATGTGAAAAAATGCAATTCTATTTTTGAATATTCGTATAATTCCTTCAATGTAATTTCCATCGAAAGGTCTTTAGCAGCAAGAAGTGGTTTGAAACATTTATCAATTGTTTTTACATCAAAAATTCCCTTCTTGGTGTATGCATCAAATATATTTTGAACATTTATGGGAAAAACCTCGTGCCAAGGCCTTTTAATAATGTAATCATTTATTGTTTCCCAGTCGAATTTCAAGCATAACAGTGTACCAACTATTGCGCCTGCGGATGTTCCATATATAGTTTCAATGTTTTTAATATCAATGAATTTGTGCTCTTCAATGTATTGGAGAGCTCCAAGTGTTTGTATCATTGAAGGCCCACCGCCAGAAAATACTAAATTTTTGATAGACATTAATAATTACATTCATTTTAATTACTTTTTTTCTACGATCTCTGTAAATGGCAAATATTTTTACATTAGAAAATGTAAGCAATTTCTCTGACAAACTGAATATAGATGAATTATACGAAAAGAAACGTCAATATGATTTGAGTAAATTAGATTTATTCAACAAGATATTGAACCGTATTCATGTAAGGATTAGAACAACTTCACGCCAAAAAATAGATGAACATTTTTGTTGGTTTGTTGTTCCTGAAGTTATTATTGGTGTTCCCAAATTCGATCAAGGTTCGTGTATTGCCTTTTTGATGGAACGATTAAAAGATAATGGGTTTCAAATTAGATATATTCATCCGAATACCCTATTTATTTCTTGGCAGCACTGGGTTCCATCATATGTAAGAACCGAATTGAAAAAGAAAACAGGTATAGTTATAAACGAATATGGTGTCAAGGTTGATGAAGATATAAGAGATGATAATAAGTTGACATATGACCCAAATGAATTAATATTAAAAACGAAGGAACCTCAAAATCAAAATCAAAATAAAACACCAAAGAAGAATTATACACCTATTAACTCATACAAGCCATCAGGGAATCTTGTATATGATGAAGAGTTGTTGAATAAAATAGAGGACAAGTTTAGTTAGTTTTTTACATTTTTCTGCTTTTTCTACTTTTTATGATTTTTCTGCTTTTCCTTCCTTTTTTAGTTCTTATTCTTTTTTTTCCACCATACCCTTTTCCTAAGCTCAATAGCCCAGATGACGCATCTAATAACGATGATTTTTGTTTAATAGGTATTATGATTTTTTGTAATATAAAATTTTCAATTTCATCTGGTGTATTTGGTTGTGTAGTTATTGGAGGCAATAAATAATGAACTAACATTCGTCTAAGTTCTTTATTATTGCAAATTCTGTGTAAATTATCTTCTACCCCAAGTTTTACAAACCCATCATTTAGTGCGGATATTATGTTATTATTCGTATCATTATACGTGTATTCCAAAGCCCCAAACAGTAAAAACATATATGCATTACATACTGTAATTGATTCACCAGTTTGATTTATTCTAATGCAAAAATATGGATCAAAATCAAGTGATATTACATTTCCATTTAACCAACATAAATTAGGTCCTTTGAAATCCAAGAAAACAAAGTTGTTCTGAGTTATTACATTAATCAAATCAATTGTTTTGTCAACTATAAAGGTCTTCTTTCCAGGATAATCAAATATTTTGTATACACGTCCGTTAGAAGCACAGTCGCATTTTTGCATTAGTATGTAAAATCCGTTTAATTTTCTTCTATTGATCTTATTTTGTCTCACCAACGTTTTCTTTTCCTCTAACCAGTTGGGAGGCTGACCCATCAAAATATCATCATCTGTAGGTTGGTCAAAATACAAAACCTTCAATTGTTGTTCAGTAAAGTCCGAAAACATAAGTGCGAGATAGAATTCAGTATCCGTAAGACTAACTTTGCCGTTTTCACGAAGTTTCTTAATAATCGTTTTAACTCCTTTTAATTTTTCCATACCATTAGGAACGACATCATCGTTGTCTAAAAGATGTTTACTTAAAGCTTGTATTATAGAATCATATCCGTAAGCTTCATCTACAATTACATTTCCGTATGAGTCTGGTGTATCACTTGTTGTAATTACCGACAATATTTGAGGAGCATAACCTTTGTCAGCAAAATATTTCTGTAAAGATAGTTCATTTAGTATATCATCAATTGGCTCATCTGGTTTTAACGTAAACTCAACAATAATACAGTTTTTTAGATCAAAACTAAGTGGAAAACCAATGTTTTTGATTTCTTGTGGATTGAAACCTATAGGACTGTTAATATATTCTGAAAGATATGCTAATTTATTAGCACCTTCACCTATCAAGAAACCATTATTTCTACCATTTTGGGTCCACCAAATTTTACCTGTGCGTAATCCGGACATATACAATAATAAAATATTATATAAGTTTTTTTTACAAAAAATACAAAATACCATAGTTTCTTTAAGTAGGTTAGGCAATTTATTATATTATTCATTTTATTTTCCCAAGACTTTTTTGGGAAAACCGATTTTGGACATTTTCAAGCTTCGCAAAGAAATGTCCAAATTTGAGTTTAAGGGCGATATATTTTTCGATATTTTTAATTGTAAAACTTTATGAGATTTTATAATTATCTTATAATAAAATAAGATAAATATAAAATTATAATAAAATTGTATATAATAAATATGCCCAAAGTTGAAATAGACTATAGTAATACTATTATATACAAAATTACTTGTAAAGAATTATCCGTGACAGATGTATATGTAGGTCATACTACAAACTTTGTTCAGCGCAAACACGCACACAAACAATCGTGTAGCAATATAAAATCAGGTAACTACAATTGTAAACTGTATAAGGTTATAAGAGAAAACGGTGGTTGGCAAAACTGGACGATGGAGATTGTAAACTTTTTTAATTGTTACGATCATTATGAAGCAAGGAAAAAAGAACAAGAATATTTTTTATCATTAAATGCAACACTAAACAGTATTGAACCCATGCCAAAACCAAAAGACAAAATAAATCCAAATGATACTGATAAACATAAAAAAATATTAGCAAATGACGACAATCATACGACAGAATTATTCCCAAATAACACATTTTTTTCGTGTGAAAAATGTGACTTTAAATGCTGTAAAAAAGGCGATTGGAATAGGCATATTTTGACATCTAAACATATAAATGTGACGTCTTGTGACGATGTACATAAAAATACATCAAAATATACATGTGTCAACTGTGAAAAATGTTTTAAATCTAGAAATGGTGCATGGTCACATAAAAAAAAATGTGTTAAACAACCAGATAATAATGACACCATAGATTCAAATCTAATTGTTCAACTGTTGAAACAAAATGAGGAATTTAAGACCATGCTACTAGATCAAAATAACAAAATATTAGAGATTTGTAAAAATAACATTGTAAACTCACATAATAAAAGTCTTTAAGTAGGTTAGACAATTTATTATATTATTCATTTTATTTTCCCAAGACTTTTTTGGGAAAACCGTTTTTGGACATTTATAAATGTCCAAAATCGACTTTGGGAAAATAGTTTTGGAAAAACACACGTTTGTGAGCATAATGAAAAATTAGCGTCTGGGACCTGAAAATAAAATTTTCACTTTGTGACCATAATTTTTTTTATTTTTTATTAATAATATTTATAAAAATAAAATATTCTTGTATATTAGCAATCATGGCAATCCAAATGTCGCAAAATATCGCAAGAAATTTTATTTGTTTATGTTGTGATTATAATACGTTGAATAAACATGATTATAATAAACATTTATTAACCGGTAAACATAAAAAACAACAATTAGCAATCATTAGCAATGATTTAGCAATAAATGTCGTCGTAAAATCGCAAAAAAAAATATATGCGTGTAAATTGTGTAATAAAGAATACAAGGACAACACTGGGTTATGGAGACATAAAAAGAAATGTAATGAAAATAATATAATTAGTAAATGCGACGACCCACCCACCATAGATTCAAATCTAATTGTTCAACTGTTGAAACAAAATGAGGAATTCAAGTCAATGTTACTAGAACAGAATAATAAGATGATAGAGACTGTTCAAGAGGTTTGCAAAAACAACAATTCTAATAATACAAACATCATCAATTCCAATAACAAAGCTTTCAATCTAAACGTCTTTTTGAATGAGACTTGTAAGGATGCTATGGATATTAACGATTTTATAGATTCTGTCAAACTTCAATTGTCTGACCTTGAACTGGTTGGCAAACTTGGATTCGTAGACGGGATCTCCAGCATTATAATCAAGAACTTGAAAGCCCTGAAAGTGAGTGAACGACCAGTTCACTGTACAGACCTGAAGAGAGAAACAATGTATGTGAAGGAACAAGGTATTTGGGAAAAACAAGAAGGCGATTATAAAAATCTTAGGAAAGTTATCAAGCGTGTAGCATTCAAGAACAGCAAGAATCTCAGTCTTTACAAGGAATTACACCCCGATTACAATGACTACTATTCCAAGCATTCCGACCATTATCTAAAATTACAGATTGAGGCGTTTGGAGGATCTGGGAACGAGACGATTGACAATGAGAACAAGATCATAAAAAAGATTGCTAAGGAGATGGCGATTGACAAAAACATGTAAGTTATAATCTAATATTTCCATTATTTACCATAATATATTAATGCCGAATGAATGTTGGAATAATTTTACTATTACTTCAATTGGAAATCCGGAAGAACTAAAAACTCTTATTGATACTGAATTCAAACACATTGTTAATGACAAATATGAATATAATGTAAATGTTTCTAATGTAAAAAAAGGTAAGCATGGTATTTACATAACAGTAACTAGTGATTGGCAACCAGATTTTGAATGGTTAGAAGGATTACCTACAAAATATCCATCTTGTTGGGTAAAAAATGAATGGTATGAAGAAGGCGGATTAACGGGAGTATGGGTTGGTTTTATGGAAGGTGATAAAAAGAATGTAAGTTATTTGGATTGGATAGATTTATCAATTGAAGCAAAACAATACTTATTTGAAGATGAAACGCATAATTAATAAATCAATGCACATGATAATAGAACTTATTTCACGATGTGGAATAAATATGTCGACTTTTTACATTTCAAATAAAGTATTCCTCATTGGGTTGTTATGTATGACAATTTACGAAGATCAGTATTGGGGAACAAGTATTTTTCACTTATTATCAGCATTTGGTATTGATACATTGTTAACATTACAAAAAAACCAAGATCTTCAATCACCAAAAATATTGAAGTGTATACGTTTTGACTAGAACGATATTATGAATAAACATAAAATAAATATATTGCTTTATTTTATGACTACAATAAGAAAAAATAAAAATAATAATAACAAAAGTAGAAAGAGATCAACGTCTTCAAATTCTATCGATAGGCGAAAGGAGATTCTATGTAAAAATTATTATAATACATACGATACATTTGAGGATAAAGTCGAAGAAGAATTCAAAAGACAAAAAATAGATTTTTTGTCGACTAATTATGATTTAGAAAAAGAAATCTTGAAAGCACATAAAACTGCTATCAGCCCATCAAATGTGAATCCAAATCAAGATTATTATTCGTATATAAATGAACGATGGATCAAAGAGTTTGAGATCGAAAAGTCTCAAAAATATATAATCCAAGTTGATGACTTTAGATTGGTTCAAGACAAAGTGTATAAACAACTATTGGATATTGTAAAAGAATACACTGAAACCGATACTAGTAAAAGAGCGACTTGTATAAGCAACATGTATAAATCAATGAAACACCCAAACACAAATAAACAATCGAACGAATATGCTAATTTAGTGCTTGGTCAAATTGACGAATTGAGAAAAAACAAGAATAATGTTTGGACACTATTAGGATTCATAAATACAATTGAACTAGTTTCTTGGGGGTGTCCGTTTGTATGGAGCTTAAATGCGGATGATAAAAATCCTGATGTATACCGATGTTTTTTAGATGCTCCACGTGTTACATTGGTAGACATTGATATATATTTTGAAGATGGTACAGAAGTTGAGTATAAGAAGAAGTACAAGGCTAGGTATATGAAATTTTTGAATGACTTGTTTGGAAATGTATTTGGCGATAAACATGATTTTAACGTGGAAGATGTATTCAACGTCGAATTAAAAATTTTGATTGCTATGGGTTGTTATAAAATAAAGAAGGAAGATCCTGATAGTTATAATGTTGTAAAGAGCAAAGAATCACTTGAAAAATATGGGTTTGATTGGGAGCAGTTTACAGCTGCTCTCGGGTTTGATTACACACCTGAATTTTTTATTACATCGAACTTAAATTATTTATTATGTGGTTCCAAATTGTTAGTAAACGAGTGGGATACACCAGAATGGAGAACGTATTGGATTTATATATTTATCAGGCAACAACAAAGATATAATGTTATCGGACATTCAATTTACTATGATTTCCATGGTAAATTTGTACGAGGACAAACCGAAGAGGTTAATTATGATTTATTTCCTGTATATGGGTTAGGATACACATTTAATACATTTTTAACAAATGAATACATAAAACGATATGAGAACAAACAACATGTTAGTTACGTTAAAACAATGGCAGAAGATTTAAAGACAGTTTTTATAAGAATCGTAAAACGTAATAAATGGCTCCAACCGGAAACAAAGAAAATGGCATTGAAGAAGTTGAATAATTTCAAATTAGAGGTTGGATCACCAAAGATTCTAAGAGAGGACCCGCTTTTGGATTACACAGATGATGATTCGTGGGGGAATTTAATAAAAGCAGCAAAATGGAGACACGAAAGAGGGTTAAAATTGGAAGGACAAAAACTAATTGATTTGCCTATAATAGATTGGTCTGAAATACCGCCAAAATTTACTGGTTCTCAAGCTTATGTAGTCAATGCTTCGTATACTCCATCCAAAAACGGAATTTACATTCCTTTAGGATATATTCAACCACCGTTTGTTGATCTAGAAGAGCGAGGGATCGAGTATAATTTGTCTCGTATTGGATATACTATAGCACATGAAATGTCACATGCTCTAGATGATTGGGGAAGTAAATATGACGACACTGGTAAACTAAATGATTGGTGGACTGAAAAAGACAAAAAGGTTTTTAAACGAATTCAAAATGATGTTATTAAGCAATATGAAGCTTTTGCTGCGTACGATGGAATTATATTTGACGCAGCGCCAAGTATTGGCGAGGATTTAGCAGATATATCCGGATTAACGATCTGTAGGGAATACTTAAGGGATTTTCAATTAAAAAACCAAGATATTTTACCTATTCAGAGACTTTCTTTTGAAGCATTTTTCGTATATTTTGCAGCCCAACAAAGACAACAAATTAGCAAGCGAGCAATTACTGCTCAGTTAAAAACGAATCCGCATCCTTTAGATAAATATAGAACAAACGTTCCTTTGTCAAGATTACCTGTATTTAGAATAATATACGACGTTAAAAAAGGGGATAAAATGTGGTGGCATTCAACTAACAGAGTTTGGGAAGGATAATTATTTAGAAATAAAAATATCATTTATAAATTTTTTTTATAAGTTATATATATAAATGTCTACTCGTTCTCGTTCAGCTGGAAGATCTCGCTCTCGTTCTGCCGGAAGGTCCCGCACTGTTAGTCGTTCTGCCATGAGAAGTGCTCAACGCACTGCTAAGCAAATGCGCACCAAGGCTGCTCAATTGAGAAGGGAGTTACAACGCTCTAAGTCTCAAATGCGCACCAAGACCCAATCCCTTCAAAAGCAACTCCAAAAGGCACGTGCTTAAACCTTAACTGAAATATTTATTTACATAATAATAAATATTTTGTATAAAGAATATATATAGATGGCAACAAGACGGAATAAAGGTAGAACTCTATCAAAAAAAACAAGAGCTAACCGTAAAAAGACCTCAAGATCACAGAAAAAATGGACGACAGCAATTGAGGCAGCGCAGAAAACACTTAATAAGACAGGGTCGGTTACAAAAGCTCATAGAGCACTCAGGGCCCAAGCTCTGTTAAATGCACGTAAAATATTTGGTTCTGTTGGCAAAACAGGAGGTTCAGTTTAGATAATTTTGAAATTTTGAATAATATACATATTTGAATGTTGTATATTATTTCTATCTTAGATATTTGGATTATTATACACAACGTTTGCAGATGGTATTTTAGGAGGAGGTATTTGATCATACATTACATTTTTCTGTGTCAAATCATTGCGTATTTCATCGCTAATTTTTTTTGCGTCTTTTTTTAAACTTTCAATTTGATTTTCAGTACTCTTTAGTATTTGAGTTTCAACAATTGCCTCGTATAACTTGATACCATTCAAATAGTCTGTTTCACACTTTACATATAAATCTATTATTGTCTTTCGAGTAATCTCGACTATATTTTGTAACGATTCCTCGTTTAATTTTGGATTTATTCTTATTTTTCGTTTGCCTGTATTAGGATCATTCACATATGTAAATATGTCATTTACAACTGTCAACAATTTGCCTTGATTATTAGCTGCAGATTTTATCATATTTTGTATATTTTCGGCATATTTTACAAACAGTTCGTCACTTTTAGATATTGTTTGTTTCTGTTTAAATATAGATTCTTTGCATTTACTATTGAAATCTCTCAATTTGATATCACTAAATTTGGTAATCGAATCTGGCATTACATCATTTCCGGTAAATGCTTTGTAAAATGTTTTAAGATCTTTGTTAAATTGAAGCTTGGTAGATTCTGACATACCTGTAAATATTCCAGTTGCATAATCGTAGTTGTCGTCTAGGTACAATTTCATTAGTTCCACAATTCCAGGTTCATCTTCCAAGTTTTTTGGTTGACCATCACTATTTAAATTAAAGTCACACATTTTTGGTTGAAGATTTACTTTACCAGTAGTTTCATCGTATGATTCACCCTTTTTGAGTGCTCTGATTCGGTCGTCGCAAATATTTAATTTGTATAACTTTCTATCAACGTTTTTGGGAATAGTATCCTTTTCCAGTAAACTTCTCTTTACAGTATTTCCATATTCATCTTTATACATATAAACTGGATTTATTGTCATAACAATAGATGCAAATATGTGAGCTATTTTTATGTAAAATTTAGCAATACCAACACACATACGCTTTTTTTGTATACTATCGTTTTTTACTGATAAATCATCGAGCTCATTTTTATTTATAAACTTTAGGTTATCTTTTGTCATTAAATTAATCTCTTCACCGTTCTTAATTCGTTGTGCTAGATATGTAATCTCAGTATCATTGAGATACCGTTCAAAAATATCAGTTGTTAATATTAGTAAGTTATCACAATACTCCTTTTCAGTTAGTTTGCTTAAACTCTTGAAGTCCATTGTGAGAATATAGTATGTAGCAATATAATCAATTACATCATACATGTTTTGAAAAGTTTTTTCGTTTGAGTTATTTGAATTAGACAAAGGTGTGTTTCCCATATACTATAACTATGAGAAAAATATTAAATAAAATTGAATTGGAAATTAATTATCTATATGAAAGTAATGAATATGAACAAC